GAACTTGAAGCAGTAAGAGAAGCAATTAATGTTATATATAAAGAATTAATAAATAATATAAAATTTTGTATCGTTACTGATTCTGAATATGTTATTAAATGTTGTACTACTTACGGAAAAAAGTGTGATATGGATAATTGGAAAAAAGATATACCAAATAAAGATTGGGTTAAATATTTATATAATTATTTTAAACAATTCCCTAATTTATCTATTATGCATATTGAAGCACATACAGGAAAACAAGATATTCATTCCCTGGGTAATGAAGAAGCTGATAAATTAGCTAATATTGCAATTGGTGAAAATTCGTGCCCTTATACACCAAATAAAATACTCAATAAAAAAATGTTTTTGAAGGTAAAATACGAAGATAAAGATCGTGCAAAATCATTGGGGGCAAAATGGGATCCTTCTAAGAAAAAATGGTATTATATGACTAATTTATCTGAAGAAAAAAAAGAAAAATTAGTTGAATTATTCAGTTGATTTATTATAAAATTTTAAAAGTATATAGACATTTTTATAAGTATTATAATAATGTTTTGCGATGAACTCAATTTAAATAATGATATTTATACGATTGAAAATAAATCCTTTGAGCCCTATATAGATAAAAATGAATTAAAAAATATTGTTAATATAACTGCTAATAATATTTATAATTATTATAAAAATATTGTTTCTGAAGAGGAACCATTAATTATTATAGGTGTATTAAATGGATCATTCATTTTTTTAGCTGATTTGGTTAAAAAATTAAAATTAAAATGTGAAATTCATTTCATAAAGGTAAGTTCTTATGAAGGAACGGAAACAACTGGAAAAATTACAAATATATTAGGATTAACAAGAAATATTACTAATCAACATGTTCTAATTGTGGAAGATATTATTGATACTGGATTAACTATTGTTAATTTAATCAAAGAATTTAAAACTCATAATCCAAAAAATTTACATATTTGTACGATGTTATTTAAAAAAGAAAAATATACAGAAAATATTCCTATTGATTTTATTGGAAAAACTATACCAGATAAATTTGTTATTGGATATGGTTTAGATTATAATCATTTTGGAAGAAATTTAGATATTATTTATAAATTGATCGAATAAATAGAATAATATATTTATTATTTTATTTATTTAATTTCCAAACCATGATCTAGCATTACATATATTTTCCCATTGATCAATTACATCACGACATGAAGTGCTTATATCTTCTTCTTTAGAACATTCCTTCATTTTCATTAATAAATCATCACAATCTATTTTTTCTTCTTCAACCTTTTCTTCTTCTTTTTTACCAAAAAGAGAACTTAATAATCCTGGTTTTTCTTCGCCTTTTTCTTCTTCAACCTTTTCTTCTTCAACCTTTTCCTCTTCAACATTTTCCTCTTCAACATTTTCTTCTTTTTTTCCAAAAATAGAACCTAATAATCCTGGGTTTTCTTCTTCTTTCATTTTTTCTTCTTTCAAAGTTTCACCTACTTCCTCGATTAATTGTTTGTCAAAAACATTTTCCCCGTCAGACATATAAAATTACATTATATAAATTAATTTAAAAAAAAAAAAATTTCATAATTAATCTACATTATCTAAATCATCATCAGGTTTTTTTAAATTAAATTGTGATAGTCCATGGTCGCTTTCTTTTGCTTTGATCACATTTTCATTTTCAAATAATTCTTTTTGAATATCAGCTACAGATAGCTCTTCTCTTTCACCGCGCATATTTACACTAAATAAATTACCCTTCTCATCTATATTTTGGGACAATTTATTACCGGATTTTTCAGCTTTTCTTTTATTATCTTCGATTGCTTGTTCCTTCGTTTCCTTAATACGCTTATCAAATTCCATTTTTGCATTCTTTTCATTATTATCTTTCTCATGCATAAGTTGATTTAATTCTTCTTCTAAATATTCAACCTTTCCTGTTTTGTAAGCATCCGGATCCCATGGCATCCATAATCCTATTTGACCAACATAAACATCATGATTAGGATCTAATTCTCTTAACATTTTACTTCTTAATTCTGCTTCTTGTTGGTTAGGAAATACACCTCTTACTTTAATACCTCGTGTAGATGTTTGATATGAATTGATGGAAGAAAAACTTTCTTCTAATTTTTCTTCATATCGTTCAATAAATTTTTTATATTCTTCACTTACAGATTCGTTCAATAGATTATTCTTCTCAGATATTACAAATTCTCGTAAATCGTTATTTAATAATTCAGCATTCATTTTATATTTAAAACTTATGAAATTTAAAAATTGATTGTATTTTTCTAATGATTTCTCAAAATCATAATTCTTTAGGAACTCTTGAAAGAAAAAATGCTCTTTCTGCTTTAAAATATTTTCTGGTGAAACAAAAGATAAACAAACATATTTTTGACCAGCTATTGCTTTATCTTCGTCTAATAAATCAACATATTTAGGATGTGATTTGTCGCTATAATTTTCTGTACTAGTTTCTTCCATTTTATAATTTTATTTATTTATTTCTATTTAAGTTTTTATTATTAAGATTATTAAAAATAATAAAATTACATGATTATTAAGATTATTAAAAATAATAAAATTACATGATTATTAAGATTAAATATTATAAGATTATTAATATTTTTTTTCTATTTATTTAATATAAATGAATAAAGTTTTAGATTTAGGTGAACTTGTTAAAAGAGCTGTTAAATACTTAGTCGAGGGTTTAATGGTCGCTTTAGCTGCTTATGCTATTCCCAAAAAAGCCTTAAATATGGATGAAGTTGCATTAATTGCTTTAACAGCTGCTGCTACTTTCTCTATATTAGATACATATGTTCCAAGTATGGCTGTTTCTGCCCGTTCTGGTGCTGGATTCGGTATTGGTGCCAATTTAGTTGGTTTCCCAGGAGGACTATAAATTTAAATATAATATATTAAATAATTTACTTTAATATACTATATGAATTATTACAATTTAAACAATATCCATATATTAAAACCTGCATTTATTGAATATATAAAAGATTTGACACATTTTTATTTAAAAGAAGAATCGTTATTACATGGATTAAAATCATGTAATTCAAAATATAAAAATAAACCATTTATGATCATAAATTCCAAATGTGCAAATAAAAATTATTTATGTGTAAATGAAAAAATGAAAGATTATGATAATGTTGCAGAAGAATTAAATAACATATTAGAATTACATGTAAAAAGGATTCAATATTCTAAAAATATGGTTCAAAAATATTATTGATTTTTATATTAAAATAATATCGTTTTATTATTTTAATTCAAATTTTTATTAAATAGTGGGAACAAATTCCCAATCTAACTCCGCACATATTTTTTTCCAAATTTCATCTTGTTCTATTCGTTTCTCTCTATCTTTTAACATTGGAAAATAAGAAAGAAATTGTTTTTGATTTAATAATTCACATAATTTATAAACAGTATAATAATAATTTAAAAAATTAACGCGATCATCTGGACAAAATTTAGAATAAGGAGCTTGAATATCCATGAATAAACTACATAAAGTTTCTTCTAATTCAGGGCTCATAATAGGGGGTCGGATTCCTAATTTATCTTTTATAAAGGGTATATGTTCATAATATTTATTATATCCTAATTTTTTCAATATTTCTTTGGCCTTTTTATTATTAATATTTTCTACTTTAATTCTTTCCTTTTTTATCTGATTTTTAATATTTTCAATTACTTCTTCTGGAATTTGTGTAGATTCTTTTGCTTGAAATTGAGCCAATATTTCTCTAAAATGATTTATTCTTTTATAAGCATAAAAACATACTTCTTTGGGTGGTTCTTTGTAAGAAGGTTTATCATGTTCTACTATATATTTCAATGAAACATAACATTTATTACAAATAACTACACCTTCATTGTCAACTGGTATTAATTCACCTTTATTACATCGTTTACATATATCAGTTTTAACAACATAATTATTAACATCGTGAAAATTTACATTGTTATTAATCATATATTTTTGTAAATTATTATTTAATGTATTAGAATCATTTACATTATTTGTAGTATCTTTGGTTTTAAAAAAAGCATTTAGAATAGTTGTTTTATTTTGACCTTCTGATATTTCTTTTTTATTTTCAAAATAATCAAAAATGTATTTTGAATTATTTAAATAATACTCGCTTTTTTCTTTTTCTAATTCTTTTATTTTTTCTTTATAACTTTTTATTTCATCTTTTATATCTAATGCATCTGTAATAACCATTTTTTCAGTTCGCAATTTATTTTTTAATTCGGCTATTTTGGTTTTATATTGAGGTATTATTTCCATTTCATTTTTATTAAATTTATCTAATAATTCATTATGTTTATTATCTAATGTAATTAGATTTTTACTATTTGAAATAATTTTTTTATTTGTTTTAGGCTTAAAATTTGGCATATTAATAATTATATTTTATATAGTTAAAATAAGTTAAATTTAAATTGAAATTGATTTAATTTAATTTAATTTAATTCGATTAATTAAAATTATATTTTTCTCCAAAAATATTAAAATATTAATGGATATTAAAATTAATTGTGATAAAAATATATCCCTAGATTATGTAAAACTTCAAAAAATGGCGTTTTTATATAATGCTTTAGAAGATGGATGGACTATCACAAAAAATGAAAATAATTATTATGTTTTTATTAAAAAACATGAAGGTAAAAAAGAAGTGTATTTGGATACATATCTTCATAGATTTATGAAAGATAACTTTGATATTAATAAAATAATTTCAAATAATAATGGTAATTAAATACAAAATCAAAATTTTTTTTTCTTTAGCAATATTATAATAAAATGGGAGGTGGTCTCATGCAACTCGTAGCCTATGGCGCACAAGATGTTTATCTTACTGGTAATCCTCAAATTACTTTCTGGAAAGTGACTTACAGACGTCACACTAACTTCGCAATGGAATCTATTGAACAAACATTCAACGGACAAGCCGATTTCGGCCGTCGTGTCACATGTACTATCTCAAGAAATGGTGATCTTGCTTACCGCACTTATTTACAAGTAACATTACCCGAAATTAACCAAGCTATGGCTAACAGCACCGGAGGTGTTTATGCTCGTTGGTTAGATAACCCAGGAGAGCAACTCGTCTCTCAAGTTGAAGTTGAAATTGGTGGTCAACGCATTGATCGTCAATATGGTGACTGGATGCACATCTGGAATGAACTTACTGCTTCTGCCGAACAAAGCCGTGGATATGATGCTATGATTGGTCAAACTACCCAATTAACATACATCACTGATCCTTCATTCAACAACGTCGATGGACCTTGTGAATCTGATGCTCCTCGTCAAGTTTGCGCTCCTCGCAATGCTCTTCCCGAAACAACCTTATACGTTCCTCTTCAATTCTGGTACTGCCGTAATCCCGGACTTGCCCTTCCTTTAATCGCTCTTCAATACCACGAAGTCAAGATCAATCTTGATATCCGTCCCATCGATGAGTGCTTATGGGCTGTCTCCAACTTAGAATGCGCTTCCGGTGCCGCTGCCCCCAAGGTAACAGCCGCTTATGCTCAATCCTTAGTTGCTGCTTCCCTTTACGTTGATTACGTCTTCCTTGACACTGATGAACGTCGCAGAATGGCTCAAAATCCTCACGAATACCTCATCGAACAACTTCAATTCACTGGTGATGAATCTGTTGGTTCTTCTTCCAACAAGATCAAGCTCAATTTCAATCACCCCTGTAAGGAACTTGTTTGGGTTGTCCAACCTGATGAAAATGTTGACTACTGCGCTTCTTTAGAATGCAGCCAATCTCTTTTCAAATTACTCGGTGCCCAACCTTTCAATTACACTGATGCTCTTGATGCTCTTCCTCCTGCTATCCACGCTTTCGGATCTAAAGACTCTGTTACTAATGCTACTGGTACAGGTTTTATCAATGGCGATGGTATTTTCCAACAAGCTGCTCCTGGTGAAGCTGCTAATGCTTCCGGAAGCTGGGCCGGAGCTACTGAACCTAACTTCCAAGTTGATGATGCCGATGTTGTTGGTGTCTCTGATGCCGGAACTTTCGTTCTTTCCGAAACTGCCCTCAACATGCACTGCTGGGGACAAAACCCTGTTGTCACCGCTAAGCTCCAACTTAACGGCCAAGACAGATTCTCTGAACGTGAAGGAACTTACTTCGACCTTGTTCAACCTTTCCAACACCACACTCGCAACCCCTCCACTGGTGTCAATGTTTACTCTTTCGCTCTTCGCCCCGAAGAACACCAACCTTCCGGAACATGCAACTTCTCCAGAATTGATAACGCTACTCTTCAACTTGTTCTTTCCAACTCTACCGTTGAAGGAACCAAGACTGCCAAGGTTCGTGTCTATGCCACTAACTACAATGTTCTCCGTATCATGAGTGGTATGGGTGGATT